ACTGCGCACACCATGCTAATGCAGGGTGTGCCGGGGTCAGAGCTTAAGGTGAGCTCGAGAGTGATCTCGGGTGTTGCCGTGGCCGTCGGTGGTTCTAGTCTTCCTAGAGTGATTCCGAGCTTCGCTCGGGGTTTCATTCGAAGGGGAGATAAATCTACCATTAGGTTCTGGCTCACGTTATTGGGTATGTATCGGATACTGATTATCGAACCGAAGTATAAGTTTGGCACGATCACGGATCCTGGAGTTGCCCTTAATCGGGTTTTCTTACAGGAATGGTGTCGTTTCATACGAAGTAGGTTCGTCCCTGATGTTGAAGTACATACAGGCGAGAAACTCTTGGACGTTGGGACCGACGTTCTTGGGAGACCGTCAATGTTGCCCTCAATGAAAGCTTCAGCCGATCTTCCGAACGTTGATTGGGAGAAAGGCGAGGTTGGTCCATCGACCTCTTTCGGATGTAGGTTCAGTTCTGCAAAGAATTGGACTGAAGGTAAGTGGGGATGGAGTCTTTTCCGATATCTCTCGGTAACACCGGGAGGTACGGGGACGACTAAATCCCTATGGACGCTGATGACTGAGGTGGCGGAGGCCGCGCCCGTGGCACGACGGATGACTTTGTCGTCTGCTGTGCTTGAGCGTATAAGATCTCAGATTAAGGTTCACAAAGCGGATGGAGATATTTCCCAAAAGGAAATTAATCTTCGGAAGCGGAGAGAATACCCAAATGGGTCTAATAAAAACGGCCGACTATCTGTAAAGATAGAACCTGCGGGCAAAGCCCGGGTTTTCGCCTTGGTGGATTATTGGACGCAAGTTGCCTTGAAACCCCTGCACGAGTGGATCTTTTCCGTATTACGGGAGATCCCTCAAGACGGAACGTTCGATCAGATAAAGCCCGTGAAACGGCTTTTGAAGGTTGTCTCGTTTGATCAGAAGATTTATTCTTTTGACCTGAGTGCAGCGACGGATAGACTTCCCGTCCTCCTTCAGGGATTGCTGTTATGGCAATTCTTTGGTCGACATTTTGCCTCGGCTTGGAAGGCATTGCTCTGTGGAAGGGGCTACTACCTTGGATCGACGATCTGTAAGGCAGCTGGTCTCGGAAACAGAGGAAAGGACCTTAGGTATGCCGTCGGCCAACCGATGGGAGCCCTTTCAAGTTGGGCGATGCTAGCTTTGACGCACCATGCTATGGTGCAATTCGCAGCTTATCGCGCGGGGGAAGCGAAGTGGTTCGACCGATATGCGGTATTAGGTGATGACATAGTCATTGCCGACGACCGAGTAGCTCGGGAGTACAGAAGGTTCTGTGACATGGTCGGACTTGGTATAGGGATTGCGAAATCCCTGGAGGCGAGAGGTAAAACTCTCGAGTTCGCTAAGAAGTTCTTCTTTCGAGGAGAACTAGTTAGTGGACTCCCTGTGAAGTATTGGGCAGCTGCCCAACGCTCTGCGGGGGTCGCCCACGCCTTATCGGTGTGGTACCCTGTCGGATCACTAGCGAACTTTGTCCGTGCTCTTGGGGTCGGTTTCAAAGGAGCTAGTAGGGTGGACGCTCCGTGGGACGTAGTCCCACGAAGATTGAAAGTCCTACTAGTGCTGCTGACTCAGCCGGCAACCGGAGGCCGCTTTGCGATGCCGACGTGGCTTGATTGGCTCACGTCGCATTCAGCGATCGTGAAGGCGAACTTTGATGATTCGCTTTCTCGATTAATCAGTTTCAATGCTTGGGCCACTGGCCTGATCACTGAGGTACTGATGCCCGCACGGGACCGCGTCGATTCGATGCAGTCGGATATCTTCTTCGCTGAAGAGGGATCCTGGGATCCGTGTGGTCGACTGATTGATGCAGAGTCTAACAAGGCTTCTGTGTCAGCGCTAAAGTCTATCGACCTGGCTGAGGAATCTATGAAACACTTGCAGCGGTTAAATCTCCGATTTAATCCCGTCCAGACGAGTGCGATATTCGCACAAGTCGTAAGATCGGCGGAGAAGGTGGACTTGATCAGCCCTTCTGCAGCTCGAGCACTCAAACGTCCAAAGGACGTCGAGGTCGCCAGGGTGCTGGAATTCTTCCGGCTCTGGACGCGGCTTCGGCTGAGAATGGGCGTGGGAGTGAAGGCCTGAGTACCTCTCAACGAGAGGGAGGGGGGTACTAGTTCATAGATAATCTGAACTGATGAATGACTAAGATTAGTCACCTTAGTCAAACATAGAGTCTGCCTACCGCAAGTACCTGTCCTCGGGTTAATCCCGGGTGGC